GAAACTCACGGAAGAGGAAATCGCTCGCTCCGTGAAAAAGCAATGGAAACGCAAACGCCCGATCCTAACGAGTGACCCTTCCAAATTGAAAGCTTACCAGGCGCTAAACAAAACGCCCGAAGACGAAGAGACTAAACGCAAGATTCTCCAAAATCTCGTGGTTGGCGGGGGTGCCCCTGCAAAACACGGGGGTTTTATGCGGACCATCCGAGATACCGAGGAGATGGAAATCTACAACTATTGGCGTCAACGGTTTCTAGCAGAATACGATATTCGCGATCCTTCTGACGAATTGCTTTTAGAGCACGTCTTAATCGAAAAAGTCATCGAATATCGCCTTTTTCGTGAAAAAGAATTAAAGCCGTCGCTGAATATTGACCGCCCGTTATCTGAAAATCAGAAACGGATGCGGGAAGCGCTGGAGGCGCTCGGCGTTTTACGCAAACAGCGTCTCCAACAGGATAACCAAAATGTTTTAACGAATCTGGCCACGGCGGTAGCTACCTTTGCGCGAGATGAAGCCCTGCGTCGCCAACAAGCGGAACAATTGCGCGAAGAAGAAGAACGGATGTTGCAAGCCAAACAGCATCGCATGATTGACGTGTCTGCGTCTGTGGTCGATGACGGCGAGCAGGACGAGGAGGGTTCTTATGGCGAAGACGAATAAAAAATTGCCCAGTGCCCCTCTTCCCGACGATTATCGCCAATTGATTCAAACCTTTTTGGATGATCCCGTATTGGCGGCTAGCCACTTGTTGCAACGGAATTTCGCCCCCCTTCAGATGACGTGGTATCAACGGTATACTCTGCGAGGTATGTGGACGCATCAATTTAGCTACTTAGTGTGGTCCCGAGGCTGTGGAAAAACGACCATGATGGCGATTTATTTATTACTTCGCGCTTGGCTACATCCTAATGAGCGTTGCGTGGTCGTGTCGAAGGGCTATCGTCAGGCTCTGCACGTGATGCGCGAGATTGAGCGCTTCTGGCAAGACAGCCCCGAATTGCAGGCGTCCACTCTCCGTGCGCCGACATTTGGTGTCACAGAATCTGTTTTAAATTTTCATAACGGGTCTTACATCAAGGCGATTCCTCTCGGAGACGGTCAGGGTGTTCGTGGAGAACGTGCCCAGACATTGGTGGTCGATGAATATGCCCAAATGCCGAAACAAATTCTCGATACGGTCGTTATCCCGTTCTTAAACGTGCGAGCCGATCCGATGGCAGGCAAACAATCGGGGCGCGAAAACCATATGGTCATCGCCACATCGGCCTACTATCAGTTTAACCATGCTTATGAAACGTATCTTCAGTACAAAGAATTGACCGATCCCAATAGCCCCAAATTTGATCCCAATTATTTTCTTTCTGAGTTTGATTATCACGATACTCCCCCAGGTTTTATGGATGAAAACGCCATTGCGAAAGCGAAGCGCGAATTAACACATGCCACCTTTTTGATGGAGTACGAAAATCAATGGCTGGCTGATACGGAGGGGTTTTTCCCGCGTTCATTGGTCGAAGATTCTCGACGCGAATGGCTTTTCCCGTTATTACGGGGCGATCCGAAAAAAGAATATGTTATGGGAATTGACCCTGCACGGTCTCGGGATGCGTTCGCCGTCGTGATTATTGAATTGGCTGAGCACCAAATGGGCGAACATAAACTCGTCTATGCCAACGCTTGGGAACAGCGGCCCTTTCAAGAAATGTATGAGCGCGTGAATGACTTGTTGCTCCGCTTTAATATTGTCCGCGTTCACATGGACGCAGGTGGCGGCGGAACCACAATGCGCGATCTTTTGAGTAATCCCTATGTTCACGCCGTCGGAGATCGTCTTGTTCGAGAACTTCCCCTGCTCGATATGGATGATGATACGGTGAAATTCCAAGAGGGCCGTCATGTGTTACGGATGGTGAAATTTGCTCCTGAAATCATTAACAAGATGAACATGGATCTGAAAGCGGCCTTTGAGCGTAAATCGCTCCTGATTCCAGGGCGGATCGCTAAAGACAACTGGAAAGATCCTGATGCGATGGAGGAAGCCCAGATCCTATCTAAGATGGATGTCCTTATGGATCAGATTGCAAATATTGTCGCAACCCCGACAAAAACAGGATGGTTTCACTTTGATACACCACGGCAACGGGACAAGAAGGACTTATATTCCGCGTTGCTTTTGGCGTTTAATGCTGCGCTAGACGTGCGACAAGATGCGGGCGAAAAACCAAAACAGTTAGCGCATGGCTTCTGGATGAACTCGGGCTGGATTCGCCAAGGAGCGCCAACAACTCCTACAGTACAGGTGTCTCGGGGGTTACAGGGTGGTTGGCAAGTTCGGCAACAAAGGAGGTGAGGGGTGAATGGCGCGTCGTCCCAAAAAAGCACAGGCCGTGCCGACTGATGCAGTACGGGAGGCACTGCAACAACGAGTAGCGCCAGGCGTTAAGGTTTTAGACGTGGACATCTCCGATCCTGTCAAAAAGACTGTCACGCTGGATATGTCAGAATCCCCCGCATCGGTTCGTCGGGCGATAGGTTCGGGCTATATTTTTAACCGCTATAATCCTATCGAGCGGGCTGGATGGTATAGTTCATTCACATCGGATATTCTGCCCTTCACGCGAGCCATGCAATTGCCGTCGAATCCCCACGACATCATGAAGCTGGCCACGGAACTCTATCTTTCCGACGAATTTATCGGGACCGCCATTGATATGATGGTCGATTTTTCTGCCCAAGGTCTCGAAATTGAATGCGAAGATCGCGAAGTCAAAGAATGGTTTGAACAATGGATGGAGGACGTAAATCTCGCGGGCCTTATGTCCCCGATTTTTCTCGACTATTATCGCGTGGCGAATGTCTATATTACGCGAGAATTCGATGAAGAAGGAATTCCTGTCGCCTATTCTCTGCTCGATCCGATTCAAACCGAGGTGCTAGGCCCCCTCGTTTTTGGCCAAGAAGAAATTGCCCTGAATTTAAGTCGTGAATTGGTTGACATGGTTTCTAACCCCACCCTACAAAGTGCGTCACATCTAGAGCGAATTCCAGCGGAAATGATAGAAAAAATCCGTCCGGGGAGTAATCGCTACATCATTCCTCCCGAAAAGGTGTCTCGGATTACGCGAAAAAAACAGCCTTATGAACGCTATGCGACGACCCTGCTCAATAAGGTGTTCTGGCCTGCTCTCTACAAACAGAAAACGCGGTTGATGGATCTGAGCGTGGTAGAAGGCACCATGAATCAAATCTTGAAAATCACCATCGGGAACGATGAGTATCCCGCGACCCAAGAAGATCTTGTGCGAGTAAGCGAACTCTTCCAAACACCACAAAAGTCGTTCATTGTGGTGTATAACCACACGCTGCAAATGGAATTTGTCACGCCCAAGGGACTTGAAAATCTCGATGCGAAAAAATACGACCCGTTAAACCAGGAAATCTTAGCGGGACTTGGGATTCCCCGCGTATTGATTGATGGCACGAGCGGTTTTACGTCGTCGGCGGCGGGTTGGCTTTCTACGCTGGGCGTCATGGAAAAATTGGAGGCGGCCCGCAGTGATGTGTTGCGATGGCTCCGACAGGAATTTCGCCAAGTGGCGCAGGCCAAAGGATTTAAGGCAGTTCCAACCCCCAAATTTCGCAAGCTCAATCTGCGTTCCGATCAGACCTTCAAAAATGTGCTGCTTGCTCTCTATGATCGGGGCCTATTGTCCCAAGAAAGTATCCTCGATCAAGCAAACTTTAGTTATGATATTGAATTAGAGCGGAAGAAAGAAGAGCAACCCAACGCTCAATACTTCATGCCTGCCAAACTCCCCTATTATGGCGGCTCGTCCAATCAACAAGTCGGGCCACCCAATCAGGGGCGACCGAGCGGGACGACCGACAACGATTATAGTGAAAGGCCCGTCATCCCCAACACGCCCCGCATGGGACAAGGCTCCAAGGAAGATGAAGAGTATTCAGGCGACCCCTACTTAGACCAAGCGATTTGGCAGTATCAGCAAGACAACATGGATCGCTGGGAGCAAATGCAACGGGATCTTAGTGCACTGGATAACGATACGACAACAGATTCCCATAAAAAAAAACATGAATTAGAAATTTTATTAGCCGCCTTCGCGATTCAATGGAAGCGGATGAGCGATCTGTATCTGTCCGAGATTTTTCTACATTATTACCGCAACTATCAGGCCGACACGACGCATTTTGCAGAAACTAAACGACATGAATTAACGGAATGGCAAGACCGTTATGCGGATCGATTCGTGCATGAATTAGCGGATGTCCTAGAACAGGCTGAGTCGCATGGGGAGCCATTGGCGCTGGCGTGGGATCGATTTACGCCGCGTGCCCGTTTATATGCGGAAGCGGGCGGTGCCAATGCGCGATTACGCGGAACTATGGCGGGTTTGGTCGCTCGGGGCCATACCCAAGTCCGCTGGCGAGCGGTATTAGATGATCGCACCTGCGCGGAATGCCGAGCACGTGATGGGCAAATTTATGAGCGCGACTATTTGCCCGATATTGTGCATCCGCATTGTCGCTGTACGGTGGAACCCGTGTAAGGAGGAATTAGCCATGCGTCTCGCCCAATTGGTCAAAAATACGGCGATTGCGTACACTTATAACAACAAAACGGTGCCCGTTTATGACTTGGCATCGGGTACTCACGTGTTTACCCATCAGCCCGATTTAATGTGGGCTGTTATTCACAACCAACCCTGCTTAAACTGCCAGCCGATGGGTCCAGGGGCCAGCCCCGTGGGGGTGCGTATCATTCATGCCGATAACACGACATTAATCACCGCTCCTGCGGCCTCGGGTGGTGTGACGGCAACCACTTTCGTTCCCGTTCAATATACCTGTCAAGTTTGCCAAAGCGATTGGATTATTCGGTATCCGAATCCGACAGGTACGACGGAACTGAATGGACCGTTAGGCCCCTATGAAACCCTATAATCCTTCCTTTCTCGCCTAGTGTAATTCCAGGAGAGACTAGTTAAGCGGGTGGCGTAGCGCAATGGGAAGCGCACCAGACTCCAAATCTGGCGGTTGTGGGTTCGAGTCCCACCGCCCCCGCCACTTCTCGATTGTCGGGCAGAAAGGAGGGATGACCTGCGTGCTCCGAAAAACTCTCTGGGACGCCTCCGATCTGCAAATCAGTAGCGCGTCCACTGCTCTCGCAGACATTGATGCTTTGATAGATCAACGTTATATCAACGACGGGATCAATCCTCTCGCAGGGATGGAATATTATACGTATGCGGATGACGAGGCTCGCACCAAATTCGTCAAATCTCAACAAGTCCTGCTGCATATGCGGTTTATTTTGGCCCATGCTAATAGTCCCAATGCCAATGGTGACGTGATTTCTACCGATTTGATGAAAAAGATTTATCACACGGCTATTTTTAAACCCATTGACGTAGAACACCAGAAACCCACCATCGGCACGATTATTGCAGCACGCTTTGTTCAGCCACCGCACCAAAATGCGTACACCGAATGTGAAGCTGTCGAATGGCGCATGTTTTATCCCGATGAGGCGGAACGCATTCTCAAAGGTTGGAAAAACCATCGGATTCGGATGTCAATGGAGTTGTACTTCAAAGAATGTACGTATCGGTGGGGTGACAAAACATTTACCGAACAGGAAGCGGTTCGCCGTGGATTGGATAAAAAGCGGGGCCAGCGTATCAATGGCCATGTCGTGGAACGGTGGTTCTCCCCCGATTCTGCTATGTTTGGGGGAGCGGCTATTGTTGTCGACCCCGCCGACCGCGACGCGATTATCTTAGCCGCCGCCGCCGATATGCAACGATGGCAACGGTATCATGATACGTTGCTGAAAATTTGGGCGCGTCAGGATTGGAGCTTAATGTCGCGAGCCGAATTACGAAAAGAACATCGGTGGCTCCACGAGCAAGGTCTTGTGCCGCCTGATTAACGCGGAAAGGAGGCGTAATATGCGGCAGTCTCAGGCCGACTTTCAAACCCCTGACCATCCTTTGCATCCGCGCCCTTATTGGGTTAAAGACGGCATTTTAGTCAAAGGCCCCGTTTTCGATTTGGCCGCCTATGCGGAACAAATGCAACAAATCAATGACATCTTTATGGCTCCTTCTTTGAAGGGAATATTTCCTGGCATTGATGATGGTCGCGTTCTCGCGAAAGAAGAAGAGCCGAAAAAGGGACAAACCAAAGAAGAGTTGAAACGGCAACGCGAAGGAAAACCTGCGGATCACATGAATCTGTCAACTCGCGGAAAAGCCTTATTTGCCTGGCGCTTGCTTAATGAATGGTGGGATAATCCTGACGACACCAACTGGCCTAAAGAGATGATTGTGAAATGGGCCAACAAAACCGTGCGAGCGCTTCTGGACACCTATCATGTGCAAGTGCATTACAGTCGCGGGCTCTGTGATCACTTGGAACCCTCCCTCAAACGACGGTTGGTGGGAGCTCCCCGTCCTGCGCGGCGGTAATGTTGCCTAGTGTAGTTAATAGAACCAAGAAAGCCCAAGGGCTTTCGACGGATTAAAGGAGGTTTGTGAATGGCTGCCTCGAAAAATTTATTGGCGTCCTTGGGTCGCGATGAGGTGCGCGGAGCCATGAAAGAGGCGCGGAAAGCCTGGGAAGAGGGCGACACCTCGGTTGCACTCAACCTGATCAACACGGCCTTCGCCAGTGTGCTGGACGGCCCCTTGGATTCTGCAAAAACCTTAGTGGACCGCGATCAGGACTATGAGAACGATCCTGGGTTTACCTTGGATCGTTTAGAGAAGGAATTGGAGTTAGATCGCGAAAACAAGTTGCCCTCCTACTCGGGAGAGGACGAAGGAGAGCCTGATGCGGAGCATCCCATTGTTAAAAGTCTTCATGATCGCATTCGCGATGTGATCGACGCAGTAGAAGAAGAAATGGGATTGCATCGTGAACTGTCCGCCCGCAAGGGAGCCGAGAAGAATTTTGACGAAGATGAACCGAACGTCTTTAAGGGCGAGTTGGAAGAAGAAAACGACAGCCTTAAGGACGTGTTCGAGTCGCGTGACAAAAAGAAGAAAAAGGCCCGCAAGGAAGAAGCCTTAGAAGACGTGTCGGTGTCGAAGCGGCGTCGGACGAAAGCTGAAGACGACGAGGACAACGACAACACTATCGAGCGTGAAAAAGAAGACGCCGATCCTGATAAAGAAATGGCGGCCAAGAAGCACCCGAAAGGTTGCATGTGCGACAAATGCGTTAAGGCACGGGCGCTTGGGGACGACGCTGAAGACCCCGACGCTGAGGACGGCGACGACGACGTGGGCCGCTTCGAGAAACCGATGGATGGCCCCGACGACGGTGATGACGCGGGCGACGTTCAAGAAGAAGAGATTGAAGAGCATCGTCGGCGTGCCAAGAAACATGGCGATGCGCGGCGCGAGAAGAAAAAAGCCGAAGAGCGCCGACGGAAAGACGAAGAAGACGAGGAGTCTCGCGAGCGTCGCGAAAAAGCGGCACGGCGGCGGCAAAAGGCTGACCTTGAAGAGGAAATGGAAGTCGAACGGCAGGACAAACTCCCGTCTGAGCACTTTGATGATGAAGATGGCGAGGAGTTTGACACCGAGAACGACAAGACGGCCAACTTGGCGGAAAAGCATTACCGTCGGCTGTTTGAACAAGAAAAGGCGCGGCGTCAAAAAGCCGAAAAAGAACGAGACGCCTTACGGGAACGCACGAAGAAAGCCGAACGGCGTGCAGAAAAAGCCGAAGGAGCTTTGGTTAAGCTGTATCGCCAGCAAGTGGCGATGGCGCGACTCCAACGGTTGGCTAAAGCGGGGGTCATGATCCCCGAAGATCGGTTAGATCGGACGATTGCGCAATTGGCCTACATGTCCGATACGCAATTTGACGATTACGCCACGCTTTTGGCGGAAAATGTGCAACAGGCTAAGGCGCAACGAGCCACGGCTTCGCGGCGTGTGGCGTTGACCACCGAGCGGCTGCCTGGTTCTATGAAAAATCGCGAAGATGAGCTGAAGGAAATCTTCGCCAAGTTGTACAGCCAGCATTAATTTTATCCTCTTAAAGGAGGCGGACAGATTTGTTACAACCGATTTATCACACCATGCTGGATTCGGATTTCTACATTAACGAGCCAGCCACTTCTGGACAAGCTGTGGCATTAGACACGGCGCTGGCCAATACGGTTACGGTAGCATCGGGGACGATGCCCGTTATCGGCTTGTTGGCTCAAGATGTGACCCAATCGGGTCCGACGTTCGTATTGGGGTCGGTGAGCCCGCTGGCCAAAGTGGGTGACAAAGTGGGGGTCTACATGGGACCTGGGCACTTCTTGACCGACCAACTGTCTTCGTCCTGCAACATTGGTGACTTGCTGTATCTTGATCCGAACAACCCTGGCCAGTTGACCAACATTCAACCGAGCGGCGGCGTTGCTGTTGCGCGGGCCACTTCCGCGTCTGGAGCCGTATCGGAAACCGTGTTTGGGACAGTGTACACGTTGACCCGTATTTACTTCTTTGGCGGGCATTAATGTACGGTACACCTAATTAACAAGTTTTAGACAAGGAGGCTCTTACATGGCTGTCGATACGTATGCATTACGATCCGCCGAGGCTGAACAAGACTTGAAACAATTACGTCGCGTGCTTGCTCAACGGTTTGCGGAGACGGCGGACGATCCTGAAATGCGGAAAGCTTTTGCGGCGGCGCTTCAAGTGCCGTTGCTCATGACTATTAACCCTCAGAGTTCGGTGCGGCACATCTTTATGGTGGACGAAGTTCCGCCTGGTTCGTTAGCACGGTATCCGAAGGACTTTGCGGACATTGCTGCCGTGGTGATGCCCCAATTGGGTGGGGTGCCTGAGTATCGTGTGAGCGGTGACGAAGTATTGGTGGATACTTTTAAGATTGCGACATCCATTCAATACGGGATTCCGTATGCTCGTGACGCTCGGTTCTCGGTCGCGGAGGAAGCGATGCGTAAAATCGCCAATGCGATTATCCGCGCCGAAGAGGCGGCGGGATGGGCCGTTATTCAGGCCGCCGTATTGGCGCAGAATGCCATTCAGGGTAGTCTGTCGGCGGGTTTGACGTTGGACGACTTTAATGCCATGTTTGTTACGATGGAACAACAGGGGTATGTCGTCACCGATATTTACTGCTCGGTGCGACGGGCCAGCGATATTCGTACTTGGACGCAGACCCAAATTGACCCGTTTACGGAGCGGGAAATTTACCAGACGGGCGGCTTGGGCAACATTTGGGGCGCAAACATTCATGTCCTGCGTCACCTGCCCGACAATGTGGTTTATGCGTTTGACGTCAACCGTATAGAACATGCGGCCTAGTGCTGAAAGGCGCTATGGAAAAACCCTCTCTGATTGACTTGGAACCCTAATCTGGTGAACATTATCGAGTATATTGATCGATTTCATCAGATGGGCAACAGGGCCGAAGCTGCCATAGGGCTTGCACGGTGACAGACTGAGTGAGAGGGCTTCCTGAAAAAACCCAGGAAGGTGCGACAGTCGGATGCCCCCAGTAATGGGGGAGGTGGAGGGAACCGAAACCAGCCACCCACGTCTTTCGATAGCGAAGGACGGAGTAACAAACATGATGGGCGTCATGCCGATTCGTGAAGAGCTGCAAACCTACGACGACCCCGTGTCTGTGCGTGAATTGAACATCGGGATCATCGCATGGGAAGAAGTGGGATTTGCCGTCATCGACCCGAACGCCATTGTTGCTTTGCAATTGTCG